GGAGACGCAACAGTAATTGTACCATTGATAGCCGAGTACATGGATATCAGTGTAAAGAATGATGACCACCTAATCAAAATGGCAGCAATAGTCCAAAGGGCAATGTCAAGATCTGCAAGTGATAATTCCTCAGGAGTATTATTAACTGATGAAGAGAAACGCCAGCTATTAGATACTGTCAAACAAATAGAAGAAGAGGTAACAACAAATGGCTAGACCATTTTCTACTACATCGAAATCTCCTGCAAGAGGCCAACCAGATAGACCAAGGGATATTGTATATCCAGTTGAAGTCATGGAGGTAATGTTAAGTGAAAGTCATCCTGAGTTTAATAAACCGCTAGTAACATTAGGTGCTATCCGAGGCCGTAATTATAATTCCGAACGAGGAGTTCCTATGGAAGATCTAACATGGTACAATCCAATAGATCCTTCAGACCTGAAGATACCTTTAATAGGCGAATCAGTCTTATTGGTTGAATCACCAAACCAGGAAATCGCACGGGGCAATGTCGTAAGGGATCTTTGTTATATTACCACTATCGGTATACTTGGAAGGATTAGTAATAATGCAGTACCCGGAACTTCCAAACCATTAGGCTCCAAGGGATCTCTGACTACGTTTACTGGTAACATGGGTGCTACCGAGGAAGCCCAGATAGGAGATTATGCTCCTGAACTGTTTATAGCTCCATTGGTTGCTTTCGAGGGGGATCGTATAATACAAGGTCGCTGGGGAAATGCTATTCGATTTAGTAACACATCTAATGGTTCTGAGGATCCTTCATTCTGGAATGGGTCTGGAACAGATGGTGATCCTATAACAATAATTTCAAATGGTCTAGAAGATACAGGAGCCTTGACAAGAATTGAAGATTTGAATGACGGCTCATCAAATATAATATTATCCTCTACACAACAGCTTGACATGGAGACATCCAATAAACTACCTAGGGGGTATCAAAAACTAAACCAGTACGCTGGAAGCCAAATAGTGCTATCATCAGATAAGATAATTCTAAACTCTATGGAGGACAATGTAGTAATATCTGGTAAGAAAGGAGTATCGATATCAACTCCAGAATGGAAAGCTGATATAAGCGACCTTTGTGATATTCTTTTAACTGTTGTCGAAGAGTTTCATGCCTTTTCAACAGCCACAAAACCTGCTGTAACTGGAGTAGGTCCAACAGGCCCAACACCTTCTGCTGGCAAAATGACGGAAATACTAACCAAAATAAAAACCCTCCAACAATAATATGGCCTTATCAAAATCAATCCTAAAAGCGTCGCTTAAAAGTGCTCTTCTTGCAGAGACTCCAGACCCAACACTAGCACAAAAACAGTCAGCAGAAAGAATAGCTGAAAAAATGGCAGATGCAGTAAACAAATTTGTTAGATCTGCAACAGTTGTCACCGTAGGAAATGCAACAACTCAGACCTCAGCGCCAGGAGGAATTACCTAATAACTTTATATTTATAGCTATAGGAACCTATTTACATGAAAAAGAAAGAACTAGTTGAAATCATTAGACTTGTAGTTAAGTCTGAGGTTAAAAAGGCCGTTAAGTCGGCCCTCACAGAAGTAAAAAAACAATCCGAAGCCCCAATATCCCTAAATGAAGCTTTGAGTCAAACTCAAGAAGCTGGAGACTGGAAATCTATGGGAACATTTGATAGCAAAGATGCTAGATCTTCATTTGCAGCAATGCAAAATGGAAATTCAAATCCTGGCATGAATGAGTTATTATCCAACCCCACAGTACAAAAAGACGAATCCCTAGAAAAAGCTTTCACAAGGGATTATTCTCAATTAGTAAAGGCTATGGAGAAATAAGTAATTGGCTAGACAGGAACAAAGATATAATCCTTTAGATTTCGAACCCGATGTTGCAATTGGGATCGGCCTACCTATGACCCCGCCTGATGGAGGTAAATATCAAACTCCTCTTTTAGCATACCAAGGATCTAGCTCTTTGGAGAATGCCGACCAGGAACTTGGGTCTGATAGGTTTACAGGGGGAGTATTCCATTCCACATACACAACCAAGGATCAAGTCAAAGCCAACATAAGGAATCTTGTATTAACCAACCCAGGAGAAAGATTTTACCATCCAACTTTCGGAATTGGGATCCAAGGCCTATTGTTTGAAAATATAACTCCAGCGGTTATATCTAAAGTCCATGATGCTATTTATAATCAAATACAAATATGGTTACCATATGTAACAATCAAGGCGGTAGATATCAATCCGGACAGGATAGATAGTAACGAACTCAGGCTTCAACTTGACTATACCATATTTGATAATGAAATGGATCTTCAAACCGTAGTCATATTTACATAGAGTAACTTAAATGAATAAAAAAGAAGTTAAATATTTAGGAAGAGATTTCGGGGATTTCAGGCAGGGTCTTGTTGATTTCGCGAAGAATTATTTCCCAGATACATACAACGATTTCAATGAGACATCCCCGGGTATGATGTTTATGGAGATGGGGGCTTATGTCGGTGATGTGTTATCATACTACACAGACTATCAACTAAGAGAAAGCTTACTATCACAAGCCCAGGAGCGGTCCAACATTTTAGACATAGCTAATTCCCTTGGGTATAAAGCAAAAGCCACTGCTCCCTCACATGTTGATTTGAGTGTGTATCTCTGGGTTCCTGCAACAGGATCTGCTGGTGCTAAAACTCCAGATATGGCTTATGCATTGACTATACCTCAGGGCATGCTTGTTACAGGGGACACAACTTCAGCTAATTTCACAACATTGGAAGATGCAAACTTTGCAAATACCGGCTCTGCCAAAACCTCAGTCTCTGTATATAGCTTGGATGGCTCAGACGACCCGGATGCATTCTTAATTAAAACCAAAGTGAAAGCCATCTCGGGAGAAAGTGTAACTGAGACTTACAATACAACTACTGCTAAGAAGTTTGACAAATTCAAATTAAATGCAAATGATGTTATAGCTATAGAATCGGTCACCGATGAAGATTCGAATATCTGGTACGAAGTTCCATACTTAGCACAAGATACAATATTCGAACAGGTGGCTAACAAACCTTCAGTTGATTCAACAACCGCCGCCGATGCCGATGATTCTCCCTACCTACTAAAATTAAGACGTACCGCAAGACGATTTACAACTAGAATCAACAAAGACAATTATACAGAATTAAATTTCGGTGCAGGAGTTTCAACACAAGCTGACGACCTAATAGTACCAAATCCATCAACAATTGGAAATGTTTTAGAAATAGGAAACGCTGCTCAATTAGATGTGTCTTTTGATCCCGCCAATATGATGCAAACCCGAGCTTATGGCCAAGCTCCATCTTCACCTCTAACCATAAGATATCTTAGGGGCGGCGGCATTGCTTCAAATGTTACCTCCGGCGCAATCAATAAAATAACGTCAAAAACGATAAACCTAGATGAAGACGGTCTTGATCCCGATGTAGTTAATACTGTAAAAGAATCCATTGCTATTACGAATGAAAAGCCTGCAACAGGTGGTAGATCGGCAGAGACTAATGAGGAGATCAGACAGAATGCTCTTGCAGCTTATGCATCCCAGAATCGTGCAGTCACAAAAGAGGATTACATTTCCAGAGTCTACGCTATGCCTCCTAAGTATGGTTCCATAGCAAAAGCATATGTAGCATCTGACGATAGAATAAATAACAACCCAGAACCCCCAGTCGGACCTGGAGATGCAAACCCCCTTGCATTAAATATGTATGTACTAAGCTATGACAACCTAAATAATTTAACTACTACAAACCTTACAGCTAAGAAAAACCTACAAACATATCTAAGCCAATATAGGATTCTAACTGACGGCATTAATATTAGGAATGGATTTCCAATCAACATTGGCATTGATTTCGAAATTGTAGTGCTACCCAGCTTTAATGGAAAGGAAGTCTTAGTGCAAACAATTGATATGATAAAAAAGTATTTTGATATTGATAAGTGGCAATTCAACCAACCTATAATGATTGGGGACTTGGTAGCTAAGATGAGTGTGGTAGAAGGAGTACAAGCAGTGTCTAATATTAACATTAAGAATAACGCTAGTGTAGACTCTGGATATTCTGGCAACTCTTACGACATCGACTTGGCAACAATAAACAATGTGGTATACCCTTCTCAAGATCCATGTATTTTTGAAATCAAATATCCAGATAAAGATATACGTGGTAAAATTGTAGGATTCTAAATTATGATATATTCAATCTTTCCAAAACACACCGCAACGGTATATGAGCGTTACCCAAAGATGAACACATCAGAGGATGAAATTCTAGAACTTAATAAGACGGTATCTAGTTCAGAAGTTACTGGCATATACAACACCAGGATTCTACTTGACTTTGATATAACTAGTAATAGCGCATCCATGGCCGCTGAAGGGATCACCACCCAATTGTACAGGCTTAGCTTATATACTTCAAACTCAAACACACCAGACCCCAACTTTAGAATCATAGTAGGGGATGTTGATAAACCATGGACACCAGGCTATGGTCGTTCAACACATACACCTAAAACCGAGGTCGGAGTTTCATGGTCCCACCCATCATCATCTGATTCTGGGTGGACGGAAGGGAGCCAAGGCCCTACATACACTCAAACGGCGACTGAGGGCGGCACTTATTATAATACTCTACCAACTCAGGACCTAGCTTGGCTTGATGTCACTACCTTGGTAGATATGATAGGAGACCCTGCACAAGATCACGAATGGGCTCCGGACAATGGATTGCTAATCCAGATGCACCCCTCGGAGGAAATCTCTGGGAACAAACATGGCTATGTGAATTTTTACTCTGGGAAAACTTCTACTATCTATAAGCCTCGTCTATCAATGCTTTATGATGACTACTCACCTAACACTGGATCTTTAACTGCACTAGACACAAATAAAGAATATTACGTATACCAATCTGCCAACCAGGGTACATATAAAATAGACTCAACTCCTAAATTCAGATTCATAGGTCGAGAAAAATATCCCACTGCTACATACACAGCTTCAACAGCTGCCCTCGTAGAATATCTACCAACATCAAGTTACTATTCTCTAGTCGATGTTCGTACAGGTGAAACGGTAGTTCCATTTGACACAACATATACCAAAATCAGTTGTGATGCAAATGGAAACTTTGCCAATCTCAAGTTGAGTGGATTATACCCAGACAGGCTATATCAATTTCACATCAGAGTAGATCATAGTGGAACAAAAGACTATCACATCCTAGATGATATGTTCAGAGTGTACGAATAATGTCACATGGAACAGGAAGGGGCGGATGCTATGATATAGCCCTAGAATATAAAAATCAATCTCCCACCCAAATGGGTAAAGCTAGACTTTGGGAAGACACAAACGGTGTGTCTACTATTAAGCTTAATAAGTGGCAAGGTCTCCATACTTCAAGTATAGGCACAAACGAGTATTACAACCTAATACCCTATTTCGAGGATCTAAATCTTTACCAAAACGATCCGCAAGGGGGAATCGATTTCCACGTTGTTTTAAAATACCAAACTCAAACCGTCAATCCTCTGAGCCTTCGAATATTAGAAGTGGTCACAGGCCAAACTTCAGTAAAGCTTGTAGTTGAACGTATAAATGGCAACAGTCCAAACTTTGAAGCATTAGAACCTTTACCATCTATAATTTGCTTTCCTCATCCTCCTGGAGAATCTAGCGATGACGGAGATTTTTATGATGATGGTTCTATAGAATCTGATGAGAATAGAGCAGGAGACGGTCCAGTTGACGATGGAGTAACTTTAGAATACACAACAGGTATAAAAGTATTAGAAGATGTAATACCTGAATCCCCATTGGTGTATGACGGAAATGATTTAATCATTACACTAGACCTAAGAAATATTATTTATAAACCCTCTGCACTGGACGAAATAATAGATCCGGCATTTAAGAGTTACTAATGAACCCCATAAATAAATACGACGTACCAGGAATAGAAGATGTGCTAAGCCGCTATGAAAGACTTAGTGTAAACACAAACAATGGTGCAGGAATATTCTTTAGATGGCAACTTATGGTTGGGGAATCTTTGGTAGACAACTCAAAGCTATCTAATTACTTAGTTAATCCTAATGGCAACTTTAATGTTGATGGTGATGGCAAAGAAACTATAAACTTTAATCTAAAAGACGTATTACATCCTGAGAATAAAACCCCGGGGTCATATTCTTTAAAGTTATATACTCATGCAACGCCTAAAGACCTATTTACAACAAGAGCCGTAGAGTTTTATATAAAAACAATTTCTAATAAAAAAGATGAAATTGTTTTGGGTGTCCACGACAATGTTTCAATAGGTGGTACGACTTCAGAAGCGAACCATGCTAGATTAGTATATCAAACAGAACTTAATACTTTTAGAAATAAAATTCTACCCCTAAATAATTTGGTACTATCACTAGCTGATGGGTCTATTGTTCACATTCTGGCTAATAAAAATTTATCTGAAGGAGTATATAGAGATTCCGAAATAGCAGTAAAATTGGCAAATGGGGTTCCAAAAAACATAAAGCCAGGTCAACGTGCCAAGATAGAGATTCAGATAACAGAACCAAGGGAATGGGATATAATTATTCCTCAACCACCTTATGTCGAAGAGCTCAACATAATGGCTCTCCCTGATTTCACTACCAACTTTTCTACAGCCCAAGGACCCCTATCCTCAAAATATGAAACTTGGGCATCTCTTCTCGGTTCAAATGAGGATGTTAAAAATAAATTACTAAATGCAACTTTTAGCGGATCAAATGCAACTTCTGCAGAACTGGGAATCGATTATAGAAAGTATGAGAACTTCGTACACTTCAGTTCTGCTAAAGAGCGTCTAGATAATTTCAAATATAAGATCCAATTGATAGAGTATTATGATTCTCAATCAGTAGCATTAAGTGCTTCGGCATCTCCAGCAGCAGAAGTAAATAGAGTCCAATTTGTAACTAAGAAAAATGACATCATATCTAAATTTGATGCCTATGAGGACTATTTATATACCGAATCATCATCATATGAAAATGGATCTTATGGTATCTTTAATGCTTCCACTTGGCCAAAAACAAACTCGTCAATACCATATACTCTAGCCCATTCTACATCATCGGCATTTACAGAATGGTACGCTACCCAATCAGCAACCGCACTTGACTATGATATAGACAATGCATACAACCTAGAAAAAACTATACCCGATCATATAAGATTGGATACTGAAAACGCAAACTACTTGATGTTTGTTAATATGATAGGACAGCACTTCGATCATGTTTATAATTATGTAGATCATATGGATATGATTCATGACCGACAGAATGAGCTTCACCTAGGATTATCCAAAGATTTAGTTTGGGATGTTCTGAAGTCTCTAGGTTGGCATGGTATAAATGGATATAACTTCGAAGACTTATGGGCATATAAACTAGGTACCGACAGTTCGGGAGGTTATCAAACAACAGAGGCATCAAGTTCTCAGATATATGTTAATGAAACATCAATGCCTACCGAAGATATTGCAAAAGAGATTTGGTCCCGTACTCTAAATAATTTACCACACCTCATTAGTACAAAAGGAACAGAGAGGTCTGTTAGAGCTTTGGTTAATACTTATGGGCTTCCTCCCACAGTCTTACGTATAAAAGAGTACGGTGGAACTCCTAAGGAGATGTCGACCAGTCAATACATCAAGTATGAAAATTCTGGGTACTCTCTTAAGTTTGATGGAAGCCAAAGACTAGATACTCCTTGGGGCCCATTATCATCTAGTAATTATAATCACTTCCACGGGGACAAATCCCCTGACGTAGTAGAGTTCAGGTTCAACGCTTCAGAACCCCAAACTTCAATACTAGTTCATAATTCTCTTTATTGGGGAATAGAGCTCCAGGCGCATCCATCTGCATCAAACACATCTTCATCATACCACAATCATGGACGATTATGGACCGGTTATTACGGTGGCGCATCTGGATATGAAGCTCAATCGACTTCATACCTTCCTATATTTGATAATGATTGGTGGAATATTCAGTTTGGTCTGAAGGAAGATGGTATGGTCTTTCTAGATATAAAGAAATCCGCTGACCATTCTAATGGCCGAATTACCCATAGTGGATCCATACGAATGGATATGAGTGGTGCTTCCTATGACGCCCAATTATTATGGAATGAGGTTGTTCTTCCACATCAATTAGGTTTTGGAACTAGACAGAATGCTTTTTACAATACTGCATTTGATTGGGTAAGAGCTCAAGACGGCACTGGTTCTCTTCCGGGGTATACTGGAAGTCTCCAGGAAATTAGATATTGGGCTTTCCCTGCAGGTACCGAAATACTTTCTGACGCTGCATTTGACAATCACGTACTATCACCATTGTCAATTGAAGGCAATACGTATACGTCATCATATACAGATTTAGTTGCGAGGTGGCCTTTGGGGTCCACGGGTACAACTTCTAGTATTGAGAGCGCTACTATATCATCAGAGCATCCAAACCAAACCATAACTAAATACGCATTTACTAGTTCCCTGAGTTCAAGTCTTGGAATTCAATCCATGGACATATCAGGATCTGACTTCTCCCCCCATGGGGATAACTGGCAATACGAAGAGGAAACATTTTATACAGTGGTTCCCGAAATTATTGGAACAAGAGCAGTCTCCGACAAAATTAGAATCGCCGATTCAACATACTCCGGAAGCCTACATAAAGACTTATCAGTAGTATCGAGTTCCACCCAACTATCGGCACCTGACTCACCCCTTCTTGGAGTATTCTTTTCTCCTAATGATGATATAGATCTCGACATATCTCACCAAATCGGAGGTGCCAAGTTCGACGACTTTGTTGGGAATCCCCGGGATGCTTATAGATCAACATATAAGGAATTGAGGAACATCCAAAACTTCTATTGGAAAAAATACCAAGCATCTCCGACATTTGCAGCTTACCTTAAGGTACTAAAGTATTTTGATAGTTCATTATTCCTACAGCTCGAATCATTACTTCCTGCAAGGGCTAATAAGCAAACCGGACTATTAATAAAGCCGAATCTTTTGGAAAGACCAACAATTGTAAGGGCATCTCAATCCTTTGCAAACTTGACCTATGAATCCCCTGTGGTAAATATGATACCATCGTCTAGCACTTATATGGCTGAGACAATTACGTCAGATCTCAAAACATATATCGTAAATGGTCGGGATACCCATGTAAACGCTAGTCAACACCTGCCAAATAGTTTTGACGATTCTTTAGCTACAGCATATGGCATAAGCAATATGGCTTCTCAAGACGTTCCTGTTTATGACAGAGCATCAGTCAGCAGGAGAGTGAGAATACAAGGAGAAGATGGAACAGACCAAACGGTACAGGCACAGGACTTCATACCTGCTGGTATCAAGAACCAAAGGTACGCCGGATCCAAATACGGAATCGTCCAAGGTTCTATAGGGGGAATTATAAACCTAGTAAACGACCCTACGGTTACTGGCAAAGGATTGTTCGACTCAGCCACAAATATTAAGTGTTCAATCGAGGTCACAGAGACAAATCCAGTAGAATTAACAACAACCGAAGGCCCAATGACAGGTCTGGGTGATATACAAATTAGATAATCAATATTCAAGATATTTATATATAGTAAAGGAGATCTTAATGGGATATTTAGACAAATCAACAATAACCGTCGATGCTATATTGACAAAAGCAGGTCGAGCAAAGCTCGCCGCTAATGAATTCAACATAACCAAATTTGCATTAGCCGACGATGAAGTCGACTACAACTTATGGGATGAGAACCATGGTAAAGGAACAAATTACTATGGTCAAGCAATCGAAAACCTACCGATGATAGAAGCAGTACCTGATGGCTCAAAAGTTATGAGATATAAACTGATGACGCTTTCAAAGAACATCCAGAAATTACCATTCTTAGTCCTCAATCCAACAGATGCAACATACCCCGTAACCCATGGAGGTACTGGTACGATCACAGCCCAAACCACTACAGGTGGCGGAGGAACCAATTTCATGGACACTTTCTATACTGCAATCATATCCAATGGGCTTCACGCTCAATTCGACGGCGACATCAACTATGACGGTGCATCGGTATCTAAAAACTTCCCTGTAGTAGGAACATCAGGTATTGCACACATTGTATTTACTGGTAACAATACCACTACAGAAACAAAATCTACAACTATAACGATAGTCGGCGGTGCAACAGGAATAACCAGCACTGTAACAATCAACGTAGCTCCCATCCCGGTAGCCCTAGGTTAATAGGAAAATAAACAAATGGCTTCACTCCAAACAATATCAGCAGCTAACTCATCATTCATAGAGTTTACTACATATGTCACCGACGCACCAACTCCTGTCACAATCTCCACCGACATAGTGATAAATTCTGTTGGTGAGAGAATTAATTCTGCAATGTGGGACAGCGGAGACACCACCTTAGAAGCTGGCGAATTTTTCACATCCTCAGCTCAAAGGGCTACATCAGGAGAATATTACCTGGATGTCTTTAGAACAAACCCTGATCTCTCATCTTCTGCAGTTCCACAGTTCTCAATAGCTTATGGTAACTACAATGGATATGGTGAAACAGGACTAGAGGGCCAATCAGATACAATGACCCCCACTAAAGCTATATATACCCAATATGCTGCTTTACTCGAGGATAAGAGCACTACTGACACAGATTTTAAATTCAAAATATCAGGCTCTGCCGTTGATTCTATATATGTTATTAATATTGGTAGAAGTCAATTAAAAGAACGTGTTGATTCTGGAAATTGGGAATTAAAAATTGGAGACAATAAAATATCCTTGGTTGATGAGTATGTAGGCTCTGGTAGTAATGATTTGGGAGATGGGCCTATTAATGTGGTGTCCGGATCAATTGGTGGAGGTATTGTTGCAGGAGAACCTACATCATATGGTCTTTTCTATCCAAATTACGGTGTTATTGTCTTGAATGCTACAGAACTATCTGGTGATGTAACTGGGTTAACTGAAGATCTTAGTACATCAAGTTATGATGGCACAGGAACAGATTATTCGCCAGTCCAGGCCATGACATACGCAAATCCAGACAACTTCTTCTCGGCTATTTCAAGTGGATCTTATTTCAAAGCAAGAAGTACAGAGCACCTACATTCTAGGACATACTTCTGTAGGATTCCTTCGTATGCTGCTAACTTCTCATCCAACCCAACCTTTGTCAATACAACCCTAAATGATGGATCATTTTTACATCCATCTATGGTCGGCAACCCAAAGACATATATAACAACTGTAGGTCTTTATGATGAAAACAACGAACTAATGGCAGTAGCTAAGCTTAGCAAACCTTTATTGAAGTCATTTAATAGAGAAGCTTTAGTTAGAGTCCGCTTAGAATACTAGGACTCTAAATATGGCTGGAGCTTTCAAAACAATAGCTACTAAAAATATAACCCGACACACTGCTCATAAATCTTATGAAGTTGTTCTAGTAGGTGCCTCGGGAAGTTTTGGCACTGAGACAGACTTAGAGGTGTTTGCATACACAGGAATAAAAAATACCGGAGAGTATGGTCTTGCTGACACTGCCACTACAAATGGCCATAATAAACGAGATATCTATAGCTCTATAAACGCAGATTTCTATATGAAAGTGCCCAGCACTCTTTCGGGATCTGACGATGCACGTTCCGTCTATGGTCTTGTAGATCAAACCCATTCTGGATCCCTCCGAACTATTATTGATCCATTAACAACTTCTCAAGTAATTTCAATTCCACACCTAATGATTGGGGATGGGATTAAACCTGGGAGTGTTCAAATTACTTCTGGATCCCTAAGCTATTCTGACGACATCCATGGCAATCTTTTACTAGGCGCAACAAAATCGGGCAATGTGTATTATGAAAGTGGTATGATAGTTATCCACACCGAATCTCTTGATACTCACGACTGCACTCTTAGTTTTAAGAACACCCATGTAATAGAAGAGCATGAGTATATGTGCAACGCTGGTAAGCACGAATTTAATGCTACGACCAACCACTCAGTTCTTAGCGATATAGAAAATAAAACTATGCATGGCTTTGTTAGTTCGTCTGCATGGAATCCCTATGTAACTACAGTGGGGTTATATGATGATGCTAATAATTTACTAGCAATCGGAAAACTAGGACAAGCAATAAAAAAATCTGAAAAGTACGACACTTCATATGTCGTTAGGTTTGATACATAATAAAGAATGAGTCATTGGAAATACAAAGGCACACCTCTGTCTGAAGTTCCCAAGGGATTTTTCGGTTTTGTTTATAT